CAAAAATAGATAGGCGCTTTGAGGAGTTAACAGAATGACAAGAAAAAACTATATTATTTTTATCAGGCATTTTAAAAAAATAAAAGATTTAGCAGATTTTTATGAATATATTGCAGACTCAAAAGTTTGTGGAAGTGCTATTTATTTATTTTTAATCATTTGTTCACCTTTCATTGCTTTGCTATTTCCAATCGCATACATAGAGCATTGCTTTTATAAAAAAAGATTTATTAGACAATGCGTTGAATACGATTGGTGTTCAAAGGAATATCTTGAAGAGGTTGTTGATATCAAAAAAGATGATATTGGAGAGGTGGAGTGATGAGTTATGATTTGGAAGAGAAGAAGCCGATGGTTATCTATAAGGCAGATAACGCAGGTGGTGAGATATTCGGTAAGGTCGTTGAAAAAGGACGGCATGGCAAGTTATACACGCTTACGATACGTGATTACGGGGTGTTCGTTGTTACGAAGGACGTGTACGAGAAAGTGAAAGTTGGGGATGAGGTGATGTTATGAAAGTTCGATTTAATGGGAAGTATAACTTCTTCTTAACCCAATTTGTCCATTTTATTGTATTGGACTATCTCTGGAAGATACTTGAAATTATCATCTTAGGTGGAGTGAGAGGGAATTTGGCGGATTCCATTATGCTTTCTCTGATTTGTGTCTATATTGCATGGATTTTAGATAAGGAGGAATGAAACAGATGACTACACTAGACAAAGTCAAACAATGGTTTATTGACCGTGACCTTGAAAACGGTGGACGGCTGGATAAGCAGTCTTTAAAATTAAGTGAAGAGTTCGGTGAGTTATGCGCAGGCTATCTCAAGAAGAATGAGAAGCTAACCAAGGACAACATTGGAGATTGTGCAGTCGTGATTGTTGGTCTGGCGTTGCTCATAAAAGCGGATGTGCAGGAGATTTTTGAGGAAGTAAGTTTCATCGAAAATGAAGATGTGATGGATTCCTTTAAATGGTTAAGTGCTGAGATTAGTAGTTTTCAATTGAGGCAGGATTTAATCGGCAAGAAAATGTGTCGATATAATTTAGCGCATTCAATCGGTTATCTAAAATCAATCAGTAAATCGCTTGGTTATAGTTTTGAGGAATGTTTTGAACTGGCTTACCAAGAAATCAAAGACCGAAAAGGTCGTTGGATTGATGGTTCGTTCGTAAAAGAGGAGGATTTAGGATGATACCAAGATATAGAGAGTGGATAAAAACAGAAAATTGTTTTGCTGATTATATAGAGTCGATTCGATTTTACATAAATGAAATAGACCTATGCTGGGGTGGAATTTGCGAAAGCGATTGTTTTGATTTTAAAGACGTTATCCTCATGCAATCAACAGGACTCAAAGACAAGAACGGCAAGGAGATCTTTGAAGGCGACATTGTGAAAACCACTAGATTTTTTGGAAGAGCTGACGAAGTGGGCGGTTTTTATGAGTATGACAAGGAAATAATAGGGGTTGTTAAGCAACTTGAAGGAGCTTGGGTAATTGATACAGGCAGTGAAGCAGTAAATTTATGGACTGAAATTGAAGAAAATGAAGTTATAGGTAATGTTTACGAGCAACCTGAGTATTTGAAGAAAAAAGGAAATTAAGATGACAGAAACTATTAAACTACCAAACTACTATGAGCCTGATTGGGGAAATGCAAGATACGGCTCACTGGAAGAACTTAAAGAGTTGTTACTCTATAAGCGTATCGTGAAATGGGACAAAGACTTTCTGCTACTTGAAGATGGCACAGAGGTCACTATCGAGATGTCTGAAAGTGATTGCTGTGCCTCAGCAGGTGGGGAGTTCCAAGATGTATCACTTGATGCTGTGATTACTGATGTTGAAATTGGGGAACCTAAAGAAATCCCTGACCATTGGGGAACGGGCTATAAAAACAAAGTAACTATCTTCCACAATCAGAACCCTGTAGCTATTGCCAACTGTGAGGCAGAACATAACGGCTATTATTATAGCGTAGGGTCCCTAGTGATTGGCGACATTCATTTCCCAGTAGTGAAAGCGTAGGAGGCTACCTATGAATAAACGTCAACGCAAAAAGAAAATTTTGAACGGTCTGAACAAAGAAGAAAGATACCGTAGGACGCATTGTCCTGTCTGCGATAGCGAAATTGGAGTATTTGATGAATACTTTAATACATACGGTTTCTGCTCTGAATATTGTGGCTATGAATACTACGGAATTTCAAGATTATAAAAATAAAAGATTGGGGTTAAAATGACGTTGTTTGATGAAGTGCAGCAATTAAGCTCAGAAAGCCACTCAAAATGGTTCGAGCGATATTTTGAGAAATATAACCTAGAACAAAAACTAAAAACTTCTGCTCAAAAAGGTTATACAGGTTATTTAATCGATGTTTGGTCAGTTAGAGACGAATATCTCAGGAATCGATTAGGAGATGAAAGAACGTTGGAAGCGTTAAGAGAATTATTAGGAGCTGGCTTTACTGTCAAATATAAGCTTTATCTATCTAAAAATTTTTTCACTGGACAAGATTTCGTTTCTAACAAGAAAATTCACATAACCTGGTAATAAAAAAAGCTAAGACACTCTCTGCCTCAGCTATAATTAACACACTATTATTATATCACAAAGGAGACAGAGAGTGAACAAGGCTAAAGAGCTCTTGAAAGAGCTGCAGGATCTAGACATGGACATTCAAAGCCGTATAGATGAAATCAATGAGCTTGAGGCAGGTTTGCTCTCAAGTCCTAAGTGGGCAGATGTCAAAGTCAAAGGTGGACAAACTAGAAAAGTTGATGATGTCTATACTCAGCTGGTAGTGATGAAAGAGGCTATAGAGCAGGATACTAAAGAGGTTATCGACAGAAAGCTCGAATTAGGTAGAATGATTAATAAGCTGAAAAATCCAAAATATAGGGCAATCCTAAGAATGACATATATTACTAAAACGTATATCGAGGATATTTGCGATAAGTTAGCAATTAGCAAGAGCTCGTATTACAGCATGCGTAAGGTTGCTATTGAAGAGCTGGAGGTAATTTTGGAATAATTTGGAATTTCTTGAGTTATCTTGAGAATATCTTGAGAATATGTGTTAATCAAAATAATCTTGATGTGCACTGTAACAATAATCTGTTAGAATGGTAGTATCAAGAATTGAAAAGAGAGGTCTCAGAATTGGTAGATGGTTACCTGTAATGTCAGGGGGCTGTAATGGCCTTGGAGGTTCAAGTCCTCCCCTCTCCTTTGAGTGTTTGTGTCCCAGAATGGGGTAGGCAGTAGGCTTAGCATTCATAAATTACTCATTAACTTATTAAATGGTCGGCAGTAGCGACTGGACCTTGCATGATTGCGTAGCTAATTATATTCCGGATAAGTTATAAGCTAGAGGGTTTGAT